CAACTATAGGGCCTTCGGCCACCAAAGACATCCGAATCCAGGACATTGTGTCCGACGAGTGGGCTGGTAACCTTGGACGTATACTCGGAGGATTGGCCGCGACGGGACTGCCTGTAAGCTCTCTTGTTTTAACCGGATTAGGCCGACGTTACGGAATAAACACCATAGGCAATGTTCGCGGTCAGGCCGTTGAGAATTTGATTGTTGAGTTTTTGATGGACCCCAAGCTTGCAATGGCGGCGACAGAAAATTATCCGATGCTGAACGCCAATAAGAAAAAGCGACTTCTTGACCGAGCAAAGATATGGGCCCAGCAACGATTTATTAGCGACAACGTCCGCCGCGTACAACGCTTTGGGGAACGACCCGGCACCCTGTTTGAAATTGGAGCAGGAGCCTCGGGTATGCGTGAGCCCGACGAAGTTGACGAGCCCGGTGGAGTAGGGCCTCAGTCGTCATTGCAGGCACCGCAAGCGCCAATACGACGAATGGCTTCTAATGTTGCTTCGAGCGATGCGCCCTCTCCCGCGTCAACGCTTAGTCAGGTAAACCCCCTAGGACCTCCGCCAAGTGCTCCTCCGCCACGGCCCACGGGCCAAGCTTCTCAGGTCGTTGCCGCTAGAGGCCGCGAGTTGTTCGGCGCGAACGATACAGTCTTCGCCGCGCACGGCGGCTACATAACCGGCGGTGCCGGAAGCGGTGTAGGCCGCATGGAAGAATCCGGTATTATGTCGGTCAAGCGCAAACCAAGGCAGCTAGTCGGATGATGCTATCTACGCACTTTTCTCTAAGCGAGCTTACAAAGTCTGAGACGGCCACCCGCAAGGGTATCGATAACACGCCCAATGGCACTGAAGTCGAGAGCTTGATACTTCTTTGCGACAACATATTGGAGCCTGTCCGGGAGCATTACGGTATACCGTTTGTCCCCAACAGCGGTTACCGAGGGTTTACGTTGAACCGGGAAATTGGCTCTTCCGACAAGTCTCAACACGTCACGGGCAATGCCGTAGACTTTGAAGTGCCGGGGTTCGACAACAAGGAGGTCGCGCTCTGGGTTATGAAGAACTGCGACTTTGACCAGCTAATCCTTGAGTTCTACAAGGAGGGGGAACCTACCAGCGGTTGGGTGCATTGCAGCTACGACGCCTCCAAGGAACACCGCAAGTCGGCCCGGATCTTTGACGGTCGTACTTGGACCGCTCTAACTTAACCAATCCCTAGCGTCCTCGCCCAATACAAGGTCAGCAATTTTAATTTTGTTCCGCAAGGCGGTAACAATCTTCTCGTCTATAGTCTTGGGGGAGATCAGGTCGATATAGGTGACCTTGTTCTCCTGCCCGATGCGGTGGGCGCGGTCCTCCGACTGAAGCCGTAGCTCCAGATCATAGCTGTTGCTGTAGTAGATCACAGTGTTTGCAGCCGTGAGGGTCAGACCGTAACCGCCTGTTTTAGGATGCCCCACGATGAAACGTAACTCAGATTGACGATCTTGGAAGGCATCCACGATCTGTTGTCTATCTGAATCAGGGGTCTCACCGTGGAGCGTTGCAACCGCTTCGACGCCAAAGCGGTCGCGCAGGGCCTCGGCAATCGAACGGATATCCCGTGTCCAGGTTGCCCAGATGATTGCTTTGCCCTGTATCTCTTCACAGATGTTCATCAGTTCAGACTGCCTGTTGGACTTCAGGGGGTGAACGTCCCCGTTGTCGTCCGTCAAGCTGCCCAAACATATTTGTTGCAGACGCATGATCTGTGTAAGTACGTTTTGCGTAGTGGATAAGTCACCACTGTCCAGTCTTGCCAGCGCCAGATTCTTCATCTGAACATAGGCGTCGGTCTGTTCCGGTGTAAGCTCCACCTCGCGTTTCATGTAGACCTTGTCAGGTAGATCCAGACAGTCCTCTTTGCGAACCCGGTATGAGTGCTCGTCCAGAGTTTCGGTCAGTTCGTCCAACCTCTGGAAGCCCAGTATCTGGTTGAAGGAGTGCGCTCCCATGCTCCGGCGCTGCACAACGGCGTACCGGCTCTGAAAAGCGTAGTAGCTTTTGAACCCCAGTATCTTGGGGCTGAGAAAATCCATCTGGCTAAAAAGATCCATGGGCGACTTGGTAACCGGGGATCCCGTCAGGATGCGCCGCATTACCGCACCACGGCCCACGTTGCATATAGCCTTCGTCCGCTTGGCCTGCCGGTTCTTAATAGTGGTTGATTCGTCCACTGCCATGAAAACCTTAAACTTCCTCACAAAAAACTCCGCAACATCCACACCTTTCTTGGTAGAGAACGCTTCGATGTTCATCAGCAGGAACTTGAGCTTGTCGTTATCCTTGTAAAGATCGGTAAGCTCCTTACGCTTCGCCTTCGTTAAGTTGGGCTTCCACATAACAACTTCCCGGTCTACGCGATCCGGCAGGTGTGTCTCTATCTCACCTATCCAGTTGGCGATGACACCCTTGGGTGCTACGATAATAGCGAAGTCTACATCCTTCTTTTCAAAGTTGTAGGCAATCGTATCGATGCAGACTTTTGTTTTTCCTGTGCCCATGTCCATCAGAAGAGCATAGTTCTCCTGCTCCGCGCTGCCATCGAAGGCTTGCCGCTGGTGATCGTAAGGGTCGGTTTTAAAAACGAATCTAGTCATAAAGATTTCTCTTGCATCAACCTATAAATACCCATATAAAGGTTTCCGACGGTTCAGTCAACCGCCGATTAATTATGCAGGAGCAAAGAACATGAACGACTTACTAGCAGAAATGGCCTCCGACTCTGAGGCAACCCCCGACAAAATTGACCAGCTACAAGAAGGCAAACTTGACGCCGTGTCGCGTCTGGCTAACGAAGCCGCAGCCCTTGAGCACAAGCTGGCCGATGCCGAGAAGCTTATGAAGGAAACTAAATCCGCTCTCCATAAGATAACGGACGAGCACTTGCCCGAGGCATTGGAAGCCATGGGCCTTCAGAAGTTTACCTTGACTGACGGATCTGAAATTGCCGTCAAACCCATTTACGCAGCAAGCATTCCACGCGACCGCAAGGACGAAGCATTCCAGTGGTTGCGTGACCATGACTTTGGCGACCTCGTGAAGAATAACGTAACGGTTACCTTCGGTCGCGGCGAAGACGAAACGGCCAAAGAGTTTGTAGGACTTTGCGGCGCACAAGGATTCGTTCCCAGCCAACTGGAAAAGGTCGAACCAATGACCTTGAAAGCGTGGCTTCGGGAACGGGTAGAAGCGGGCGACCCCGTCCCGCTTGATCTATTCGGGGCTTTTATCTCACAACGAGCAACTATCAAGAGGAGCAAATAACGATGGCAACAGCAGTAGCTAAAAAGAAAACCGCCGAAGTAGCGGTTATGGACGAGAACATGTTTGCCGCTGACGCAGGCATTGGCGTAAACGACCTTAGTTCTGAAGATCTCGCGATACCTTTCCTCAAGGTGTTGCAGAAGATGTCCGACGAACTGGACGACCTTGATGACGCCAAGGCCGGTGACATTTACAACACCGTCACCAAAGAGGTTGTTAAGGGAAAAGACGGCGTTCGTTTGATTAACTGCGCCTACAACCTTCAGTACATTGAATGGGAGCCGCGTGGCACCGGTACTGGCGCACCTCATGCCATTTATGGCGCGGGGGATGAAATCCCGGCAACGGAACGCGGAGACGACAACAAGGACTATGTCGCTGGAGGGAGCGGTCGTTATCTTGAGCGCACTGCCCAGCATTACGTCCTTGTCGTTGACGAAGACGGCATGACCCAACAGGCGCTTCTGCCTATGAAGTCTACGCAGTTCAAGAAGAGTAAACAGTGGAACAGCGCAATGCGTTCGCTGAAGATGAAGGACAGCAACGGCGGCCTGTTTACCCCGCCTCGTTTTTCTCACATTTGGAAACTGGAGACCGTTTCCGAAGAGAACAAGAATGGATCGTGGCACGGTTGGCAGATCAGCAAGGACGAAGTGGTCAAAGACCCGAGCGTCTACGCAGAAGCCAAGTTGTTCGCCGAGTCGATCCAAGCAGGACAGGTCAATGTGAAACATGTCAGGGAGGAAGACAAACCCTCCTCTGACGAAGACTTGCCCTTCTAGATATAACGGGGGGAGGTTCGCCTTCCCCCGATTTACAACAATGAAAAAAGAAATAGAGCGATTTGCACGGTTATTCCGTGGTTTGAACCGGGCCTACGGGGCCTTGGATCTGACTACGAAGGACGCTCGTGGGAAGCAGAAGGGCAAATACAAATTTGTCCACGAACCACGGACCAGTGTCACATATGAAAATCACCTGAAGGGTGAGACCAGCATTGGCGTTGTCCCTATAAACGAGGACAATTTATGCCTGTGGGGAGCCATCGATATCGACCAGTATCCCCTGGATCATTCCAAGATACTGGCGAAGCTAAAAGAAATTGAACTTCCTCTTGTCGTTTGTCGGAGCAAATCCGGGGGAGCGCATCTTTACCTGTTCCTGACCGAGCGGGTAGAGGCAGAAAAAGTACAGGTCAAACTAAAAGAGGTCGCTGCCGAGATAGGATTTGGTGGATGCGAGATATTTCCGAAACAGATCAAGCTGGTTTTAGAGCGAGGCGACAACGGAAACTTCCTCAACCTGCCGTACTTCGATCACGAAGGGGGTCTTCGCTACGCCTTCAAAAAGGATGGTAGTGCTGCAACATTGGAAGAGTTCCTGGACCTGGCCGAAGGGTCCGCTATAAACGAAAAGGCGTTGGACGATCTCCTGTCCAAGTCTGCCCCCGACGTTGATCCGAAACTCAAGGACGGACCCCCCTGCCTACAGGCTTTGCTGCGTCAGGGTTTTCCGGAAGGCACTCGAAACAACGGTCTGTTTAACCTAGGCGTCTATTTGAGGAAGGCTTACCCCGACGACTGGGAAACCAAAATTCTCGAATATAACCAGAACATCATGGACCCGCCGCTAGACCTCAAAGAGGTTAACATTGTCGCGGACCAGATAAAAAAGAAGGACTACCAGTACAAGTGCGCGGACCAGCCTATCTGCAACTTTTGCAACAAAGACCTGTGTCGTAGCCGAAAGCACGGCGTGGGCGGCGGAGCAAACACTCCAACCGTAGCCAACCTGCGTAAATATGACAGTGAGCCGCCGCTGTGGTTCCTCGACGTTAACGGCAGTCCTGTTGAACTGGACACCGAGGGCCTTCAGAAACAGCCCCGGTTCCAGATACTGTGTATGGAACAGATAAACTTCATGCCCCGGACCATTACCCGCCAAGCTTGGGAGGCTCAGATGAACAGTCTTCTGGGGCAGATGGTCGATACAGAAGGGGCGGTGATCTCTACCTCTGAGGACACCAGCCTTCGCGGTCAGTTCTACGACATGCTGGAAGAGTTCTCCACGCACATGCAGTCCGCTATGGACAAAGAAGAGATCCTTCTCCGCCGCCCATGGACCGACGAAGAAGAGGGCAGAACATATTTCAGGTTGAAGGACTTCGAGGCTTTCTTGAAGCGAAACAAGTTCTTTGAATACCGGTCCAATAAAATAGCGCAGCGCCTTAGAGACATCGACGGCAGATCTGAGCAGTTCCGAATCAAAGGACGAACCGTCCGGTGCTGGTCTATCCCGGTCTTTGCAAAAATAGAGGAGGCTTTCGAGTCTCGATTTGATGATGAAGAGGACATTCCGTTTTGACAAACGAACGAACGAATTGGAGCAAGCTTCTCCGGGAACTGAGGGACGAGAGGGGCTTTACGCAAAAGGAGCTTGCGTACAAGTCCAACATGCCGCAGCGCACGATAGCGGAATATGAAAACGTGGGAGCCGCACGACAGCTATCTATCTACAAGGTAGAGCAGATACTGGACGCTCTTGGGTACGAGGTAGATGTGTTTTTGAAAGTGAAAGATGTTTAGGTACTTCGGGCCTCCGGGCACCGGGAAAACAACCACGCTGCTGAATCAAGTAGACGCTCTTCTTTCAAAAGGGATGTCCCCCAACGACATAGGGTATTTTGCTTTCACACGAAAAGCGGCCCACGAAGCACGGGACAGGGCGGTAGCGCGTTTTAACCTGGACCCGGAAAAGGACTTTTCATATTTCAGGACGTTGCACAGTCTGGCTTTTCAGTGCCTTGGAATGTCCGCAGCGGACGTGCTTGGAGACAAAGGTCTGAGAGGGTTCAGCAAGGAGACCGGAGTTGACCTGTCGTCAAACGGGGCCGAGCACATAGCGGATGACGGGTTCACCGTTATGAAATCCAACAACCCCATTATGCGGGCTTTTGACCTAGCCAGAAACTCGTTACGTGGGATCCAATATGCCTACAACGTTACAGAGCTAACCATCCCCTACTATGAGTTTGAGCATCTATACAAAGAGTACGAACGCTTCAAGATGTTCCACGGACTTAAAGATTTCACCGACATGATGGTCGAGTTGTCCGAGAAACCGGGCAACCTTCCTGTGCTCAATACGATATTCCTTGACGAAGCACAGGACCTGACCCCGTTGCAATGGCGTGTGGCCCACAGTTTAAATGAGCGGTGCGAACGGATGTTCGTTGCTGGCGACGATGACCAAGGCATATACCGCTGGGCCGGTGCCGACATAGGGCACTTTGTTTCCTTGGAAGGTGGGTCCGAGGTCCTCTCCCAATCCTATCGCATACCCAGAAGCGTTCACCGTATTGCGGACTCCGTAGTCCAGCGCATCCAGAGCCGACAGAAAAAGGTTTGGGATCCCCGGCGCGAAGAAGGGAGCGTCGAGAGAACCTACGACGCTAGCACGGTCTCATTTGGGGACGAAGAATGGCTCGTTCTCGCGCAGGCAAACTACATGCTGGATGAACTGGCTGACAGGTTGACCTCCAGCGGCCATTACTTCGAGCGCAAGGGCTCCCCGTCGCTCAAGAAAAATGTGCGGAACGCCATCAGTTCCTGGAACCACATGCAGCAAAGTCCGGGGCACGAGATATCCCTGAAAGAGGCTGTAAACATCTACGACCACATCTCCAGCGGGGCAGGTCGTCTGAAGCGCGGTGCCAAGAAGATGCTATCCGGTGCCGACGAGCAGGATCTGTTTACGATATCCGTCCTGCGCGAGCATTTTGGTTTGGAGACTGCTGACGACACATGGGACGAGGCGCTGGACAGAATCGGAGACGAAGACCGGGCCTACGCCTCCGCCCTGCTTAACCGTGGCGTTAACATCTTCGAGAAGCCCAAGATCAAACTGTCCACGATCCACGGTGCAAAGGGCGGCGAGGCGGACAACGTCCTGTTGTTCATGGACTTGACCGGCAAAGCGCTGAAAGAAATGGAGAAGAATCCTGACGATGCCCACCGCGTACTGTACGTTGGCGTGACGAGAGCGAAGCAAAATCTCGTTCTCAAGATGCCGGAAGATTCGCAGCGAGGATGGGCGATATGAAGAATGTATTGAAGAAGATCTGGAAGCGCTTGGCGCGCAAGGAAAACTGGGAGAGTAGAATGGGTTGGGAATATTTTGTGCTGCTTTTTATCGGAGGCATGATTGCCGGTGCGGGCGCATTATTTTAAAGGGAGAGCGACGATGACAGCGAAAGAAGTCTTGGAGACGGCCTTGGAGGTTGTGGGCGGAGATCGGGCCAGCACCCACGGGTCCATGCTGGAAAACCATGAGAACATAGCGCAGCTATGGAACGCCTACCTGTACAATAAAAAGGGTGAACTTGCTGCGTCCGACGTTGCGAGCATGATGGAGCTTCTGAAAATAGCGCGGCGGAAGCTGGGAAGCCTTAACCGCGACGATTACGTTGACGGTGCAGGATACGCCGCCGTGGCTTACGAGTGCGCCGAGGCGGGAGAAAAACGGAACGACCAGATTCCTCTGGACTTCGGTAACGTAGTCTTTGGCTCGGTCAAGCCGTGAAAGATAACCTCCAGAAGCCGCAATGGGGCGTGAAAACCGAGTGGGTGCCCATTGAGCAGCTACCACCCACCCCCAGCGGCATCACAGAAATCGCCATCGATCTGGAAACCAAAGACCCACGCCTCAAGTCACACGGTCCGGGATGGGCCACCGGCAACGGCGATGTGGTCGGGTTTGCCGTCGCATACGCAGGGTTTAACGCCTACCTGCCCATTGCCCATGAAGGCGGCGGCAATCTGGACCGTGGCATCGTCATGCGCTGGTTTCAGAAAGAGATAGCCGACCACCCGGCGGACAAGATTTTCTTCAACGCGGCCTACGACGTTGGCTGGCTCAAGCGCCTTGGCATTGACCTGAAAGGCAAGATGCTCGACGCCATGTTGGCCGCGCCCCTGCTGAACGAAAACCGCTTCAGCTATTCGCTCAATTCCGTGTCATACGATTATCTGGGGCTGATGAAGTCCGAGGCCGCCCTCCGGGAGGCGGCACAGGAATTTGGCGTGGACCCCAAAGGCGAGCTATACAAGCTGCCGGCTTGCTTTGTGGGTGAATATGCCGAGGCCGACGCCCAGCTTACGCTCGATTTGTGGCAGGTCTTCAAAGCCGAAATGACCAAGGAGGATCTGTGGCAGGTTTTTGAACTGGAGACCTCCGTCCTGCCGTTGTGCATAGAGATGACATGGCGCGGCATCCGGGTGGACCTCGACGCCGCCGAGCGCCTCAAGCAGGATCTCATCAAGGTCGTCAAAGCACTGAAGTCCGACATCAAGAAGGAGACGGGCCTGGAGTTTGAACTCTGGGCGGCTGCAAGTATTGCCAAGATATTTGACCATCTGGACATACCCTATGGCCGCACCAAGACCGGCC